ATGAAAGTAAATGACATCAAGGCTCTGGACTACCGGACGGACGGCGACCTGCTGACGATCCCGTTTGCGGATACGTCGGTCGAGGCCGTGCTGGCTCTGGATGCTGCCGTGCTCACAGTCAAGACCGATGCCGGTGATACGGTGGAGGTGTTGGCAGGGTACGCGCTCAAGACGGCCACGGTCGCAGCCGCCGATCCGACCAGTGTCAACGCCGTGTACACCCGTGCGGTGGACGGCACAGCGGCCGCGTTGGACACGATCTCCGCCCAGCTGGTACAGGCCGAACAGGAGAACAAGCTGCTCAAGGCGCAGGTCAGCGCCGCGACCGATCAGCAGTCTTTTTATGAGGACTGCATCGCGGAAATGGCGCAAATTGTTTATGCGTAAGTTAATCAACAACATTCAAGAACGTTTTGAAAGGACGGTTATTATGATGGCAATGCTTTTTGCTCAGAGAGTTATTTTGGGTAAGTGTGACTTCGATAAGGTGCCCGCGAAGCTGAAAAAGCAGGTAGCGGAAATCCTGATCGACGAATGCGGTATGCCGGAGCTTGTACCTGCGGAGTTCGGCGGTACGGCTGACGTGGAGGCGGAGTAAGGAGGAGCGCATGGACGCTGTACACATTAAAAACTGCGTGCTTGCGGCGTTTGCGGCGGTGGGAACCGTCGCAGCGCAGGCACTGGGAGGTTGGGACGCTGCTATGCAGGTATTAGTGGCCTTGATGGCCGCAGATTATTTGACCGGTGTTCTGGTAGCAGCCGTCTGGCAGCGTTCCCGCAAGACGGAGAGCGGCGCACTGGACAGCAAGGCCGGTTACATTGGTCTGCTCAAGAAGGGCATGATTCTACTGGTTGTGTGGCTGGGCGTGCTGCTCGACAATGCACTTGGGGAAACGTACATCCGCATGGCAGTTATGCTGTTCTTCGTCGGCAATGAGGGATTGAGTCTGTTAGAGAACCTCGGCCTGATGGGCGTACCGTTCCCGGCATTCCTCGAGCGAGCACTCGAGGCTCTGCGTGAGCAGGGCGACAATGGAAAGGGTGGTAGTAATGCAAATCCATGACGCAAACTTAAAGCACAACGGCAACTGGTCGTACCGCAACAGTACGTCCGAAATCATCCTGCACCATGCCGAGGCAAGCCACGCATCGGTTGAGGACATCAACCAGTGGCACCTCGAGCGCGGATGGGCAGGTATCGGTTACAACTACTATGTCCGTAAGGACGGTACCATCTGGCGCGGCCGTCCTGAATGGTCTGTTGGGGCCCATGCAAAGGGCCACAACGACAAGTCCATTGGTATCTGTTGTGAGGGTGCTTACATGACGGAGACCATGCCCGCGGCTCAGCTGGCTGCGCTCAAGGACCTCATCCGCGACATCATGAGCCGCTACGGCAAGCTCAAGCTGCTGCGGCACAAGGACGTAAATGAAACCGACTGTCCGGGTGTAAACTTCCCGTGGAATGAAATCCAGAAGTATGCCGAGCCTGAGAAGAAAGAGGAGGAAACTGAAGTGGTAGAAAAGAAGAACGTCATGCTCAACGGCAAGACGTACACCTGCGAGTGCATCACCAAGGATGAGGTAAACTACATCAAGATGCGCTCCCTGGAGCAGGCAGGCTTTGCGGTCAGCTACGATGCAATCCGTAAGCTGCCGAGCATTACCGCACCGCAGTGCCGCACGTTCGTTCCGGACGGTACCGCCGAGGTGCAGGCCGCCATCGACACTGTGCAGGAGGTTGCCGGTCTGGAGGAGCAGACGATTGAGTATCTGCTGCGGTACCAGTACGGCGAACAGCTCGTGAAGAAGCTGGCGGAAGCGATGGAGAAGTAACCGGAAAAATGGCACAAAAATGGCACAACTTCTGTGCCGTTTTGAAAATCAACGCCCGCGAAAGTTGCAAAAACGCTATGATAGAGATGCAAAAACACCTGTATAATGCCTGATAAATGTTCATAAATTCTTTTGCGGATTATTGGAAATCGTGTAGGCGTGATGAGCGTCTCTAGGGTTCAAATCCCTAACTCTCCGCCATAAAGAGCTGAAATCGTAAGGTTTCAGCTCTTTTTGTTTATCTGCGGCACGAAAAAGTTGCAAGTAAATTTCTGACATACACAGGGTAAAAATCGAAAATGGCACAAAAATGGCACAACTTCACTGAAAAAATCCTCCGGTTACGAGCCGGAGGACTTCTCTTTTTGTTCGTTTTTTGTTTCGGGGAAGATACCGGCAATGACTTTTTCGGCGGCTGCTGCGGCCGTTTCAAAGTCGGTGTGCAGATAGCGTTCGGTGGTTTCGATCTTCGTGTGGCCGAGCATATTCTTGACGGTGTTCAAATCCGCGCCGGACTTGATAAGCATGGTAGCTGCGGAGTGCCGCAGGTCGTGGACACGCACCTTGTCAAAGCCGTATTTCGCTCGGAAATTTTCCCAGCGCTTCGTGATGGTATTCGGCGTAGGAAGTACGCCGTCCAGCTCACAGACATACTGCACGATGCGATCCTTCGGGAACGCCGCACGCACGGCCAGCAGCTCCTCTTTGATGTAGGGGACCAGGTACAGCGTGCGGTGACTTTGGGACGTTTTCAGTCTGGGTTTCCAGATCGGCTGTCCGTTGCCGTCATAGGTGTACTGCCCTGCGATGGTAATGGTTTCGTTCTTGAAGTCGATGTCAGACCAGCGCAGGCCGAGAGCCTCGCCTCGCCGCAGGCCGTAGACAACGCACAGCAGTACGACAAGGTAAAGCTGACCATCATGCTGGGGGAGCACTGTAAGCACGCTGTGGGCCTGCTCTGCCCCAAGAATAGACGGTACAAACGGTTCGTCATCTTTTGGCAGCATGACCTTGCTGCATGGATTGGCCTTGAGCAGCTTACATTCGATTGCATAGTTGCAGGCAGCCTTGAGAACGCGGTGCGAATAAGCGATCGTACCGGCGCGGATCGGCTTGCCGTTATCCACAGCCTGTGCAATCATCTGTGCATAGACGGTTTCAAGCATGATGCGGTTCAGCTTGTCGATCGGCTTATTCCCAAGATACCGATTCAGCCGGTCAGCGCAGTGCGTATAACCGCGGATCGTGTTGGATGCACGGCCGCGCAGCTTGCATGAGGTGATGTAAGCCTCCAGCAGCTGCCGGACTGTCATAGTGTCCGCTTCTGGAGCGCGGTCAGCGTGGTCGCTGAGATACTGCTGTTCCCATTCGACCGCCTCACGCTTGGTGCGGAACCACGTCTTTGACTTGCGGCGTAGCCTGCCGTTCTCGTCATGCCACGCGGCACGAGCGCCCCAGCCTTTTCCTTTTTCATTCCATACCATATAAGAAAAACCCCTTTCCACCATGAAAAAAGTATGGTAAAATAGGGGTACTGATGAGAGTGGAATTTTGTCAGTACCCCATGTCCCGTTCCGGTGTTGGCGCACCGGGGCGGGATTTTTTTATTTGCCTCGAAATCGAGGTGTCTTAAACTGGTCGAAATTGACCGGTTTAATGCTAATATGACAGTGGCACACTGCTCATTCTGTATGCGGCCAGGTCGTAGCTGACGTTCAAGCAATTCGCTACGACGTCAATAGACTGTTCGGTTAGATCATGGAGATCATCGTCCGAGTAAAGCAGATCAATGGCAAAACGATCTGCTTCTTTTTCATAACGGCTACTTACCATGTTGGTACGGGTGTCCATGAAAATCCGGTTTAACCCTTTATGCTGGAGTGCATGACCGAGTTCGTGCGCACACACCCAGCGAAGTTCATCATCTGGCAGGGTTGCGTCCAGATAAATGATATGGCAGCGCTTTATATACTGGTAAAATCCGCGGATACCATTCAACGGCACTTTGAACACCATAGCGCCCATGCCCTCCGCTATGCGGAAAGGGTCCCGCGTGCCGTATTTACGAACCGTTTTGTCTGCGAGGGCCTTCTGAGTCATGCGTTAGTCCTTTCTATATTTATGCGGAGTGAAGCGCTCCTTATTTTTTGCCTTGGCAGCCTCAAGGCCAAGACGCATAGCGGCCACGATGCTCTCACGGGCTTCAGGAGTCATTGGATCGCCGTCGAACATCATATCGCCGCCATTCTCAAGATCGGATACGATCCGTTCCAGATCGCGGGCAATATCGCGCTTGTCCTTCTTTGTGAGGGCGGGCGCTTTTTCGTGTTCTGAGACATAGGTGACAGCCGCTATTACTTTACTCAGGTCAAAGGTGTGACCCTCCTGTAAACTGTCGAGAGGTATCTGGAAATAATTCGCTATTCGCGAGAGCGTGTCAAAGGACAGACCTTTCTTGCGCCCGGCTTTCAAATCGCTCAACACACTGCGTCTGATATTGATCTCGCTGCATAACTTGCCTGGGGTTATCCCATGCTCCTGGCAAAGCTGCTCTATTCTTTCGTATAAAGTGTTCATGTTACACGCCCCTGTTTTGTGCATTCCTACAAAGTACGCAGAAAAGTACATAATACTCTTGACGTGTACGCAAAGACGTACTAAGATATAAGCGTACCGAGGACGTAGAAACGTACTGATGTTTTGTGGTGATTACATTATAGTACGTTATGACGTACTCGTCAACACTTTTTCACAGAGGGGAGGAATTATTGTGGGAACGCCCAAATTTACGGAGTTCGGTTTGTGCGTTAAGAAACGACTGCTCGATCTCGGCATGACACAGAAAGAGTTGGAGCAGATCATTTCCGAACGCACAGGGCTGTTCGTTGACACCGGATATATGTACAAAATCCTAAGTGGCCAGCGGGCGGCCCCGAAAATCTCCGAAGCGATCAAAGAGGTATTACAGATTGATACCTGACGGAGGAGGTGATTCCAATGAAAAGCCGTCTTATCCAGGAAACTGTCGGTTACGAAGGCGCCTGCGAGATGCTTGACTGTGGCAAGAACACGATCCTGAATCTCTGCAAAGCCGGAGAACTGGCATCCACGATCCACGCCGGACGACGGCGTATCTACATTGACAGCATCGAGGCTTATGCCGAGCGTATCCGCGCAAAGGCGTATGCCGCGAGCGTAAATATCTAAGAAAGAAGGAAATCCAATGCAAAACAACAATTTCGCAGCCACACTGGCCTCGGTCGCATCCGAGTTCGGCGTAGAGGACACCGCAAAGCACGGCCGCGGCATCAAGCCGAGCAAGCGCCCGTACTTCCGCTGGACGGACGAGCAGCTCGAGCAGTTGGCAACGCTGCGCGATGAGGGCAAGTCTGCGAACGAGATCGCGGAGGCGCTGGGCGTGTCGAGCGATAAGGTCATCACCAAGCTGGCCGCCATGGCAGCACGGCAGCGGGCAAAGCCGGAGGCAGTGCGCGAGCAGATCAAGCAGGCCGAGCAGGAGCTGAGTACCGAACCGGTACCCGAGGCCGAGGCAGAACCGGAGCAGGAAGCTGAAACCGAGCCGTCCGTCGAGGCTGAGCCGGAACCAGAGCTTAACCCAGTGTCGCAAGACCTTAACCCAACTGATGTTGACCTCGACCGCATGATCTTTACGGCGTTCGACAACGTAGTCGGCAAGGTAGACGATTTCGTCACGATGTCCGGCTGCTGGCGCAAGGTGCTGACGACCATCGAGAAGCAGTTGAACGAGCTGGCATATCTCGTTTGGGAACACCCGAACACCGAGGAATCGGTCTGTCAGATCGCGGCCGTCATCGCGTATGACGAAGTACGCGCATGAAAAACGCCGCTGTCAGGACGGCAATCCCGATCAGCGGCAAAGAAAAATATATTCAACCACATAATAGCATGAAGTTAGGAGAATTTCAATGGTAAAGATTATCAGCACCGTAAAGGGTACAAAGGCATTCGCAAGCGTAGAGATGGCCGGAGAGATTTCGGTCATTGCAGCAGAAATCGGCGGCGCACTCAGCAGTGCCTACAACCAGATCAAGGCACAGGACAAGAACGCAGCGAAGAAGTTCCGTTTCCTGCTCACTGAACTGGTATCCAACGAGCGTTCGCCGATGTGGGACGCTTCCAAGGACAGCGGCACCGTCTGCCGTGCTGCTATCGTCCGTGAGGGCGAAAAGCTGAACGGTGACGACATTGCCGACCTGCTCCGCCGCGGTATGCCGAAGGACATCATCAAGTCCCTGCTGGAGGAGATGGGCTAATGATCAACGACAGCACCCTCAAGGCCGCGCACGCCGAGATCCGTCGCAAGAAGGTTCAGCAGTGGAAGCAGGAGTACCTGAAAAACCACGACTTTATGGTCGCACCGGAACCGACGGACGAAGACCTTCACTGGCCGGAGCCGATGGTTTCGGTAACGCGGGAGCACGGCTACATCACGATGACCCTTGACGCCTATGACAAACTCAAGGCAAAGGATAAGAAACTGTTCAACAAACTGGGAGGAATGTAAAAATGAGCAACTTTGCAATCGACATCAACATCAACGCGCCTGCACTGGTGGGCGCTATCGAGCACCTGTGTACCGCACTGGGCAAGCCGGAGCTTGTTCAGCAGCCGGTTCAGACCGCACCTGTCACTCCGGCACCGGCACAGCCCGCAGCACCGCAGGCACCTGTACAGGCCGCACCGGTAGCGGCGCCAACCGTCAAGACCTACACCATGGACGAGATCGCCAAGGCCGCCGGTGACTTCATGACGCCGGAAACCATTCCGCAGCTGCAGGCGCTGCTCGCCTCGTTCGGTGTTGCCGGTCTGCCCGAGCTGCCGGCGGACAAGCTGGCTGCTTTCGCCGCCGAGCTGCGTAAGATGGGGGCGAAGATCTGATGCCACCTGCTGCACACGCTTTACTCGGTGCGTCGAGCGCCGAGCGCTGGCTGGCCTGCCCGCCGTCTGTACGTCTGAGCGAGAAATTCCCGGATACCGCAGGCGTATTCGCGCAGGAGGGCACGCTGGCGCACTCTCTTGCGGAGCTGAAAGTCCGGTCTTACTTTACGGTTATGGCAAAGTCCGCCTACACCCGTGCGTATAACAAGATCCGCAAGAATGAGCTGTTCTCCACTGAAATGGACAACGTGACCGATGCGTACCTCGACTACATCAAGGACTGCTCCATGCAGTTTCCGGCGCCGCCGACCGTGGCCTGTGAGGTCAAGGTCAATTTCAGCGGCTACGTTCCGGACGGCTTCGGCACGGCTGACCTTGTGATGATCGGCGGCAACACGCTGCGGGTGATCGACTTCAAGTACGGCAAGGGCGTGCCGGTCGAAGTTACGGACAACGCCCAGATGAAGCTGTACGCCCTCGGTGCGCTGGCGCAGTACGCCCTGCTGTACAAGATCGAGCGAGTGATTCTCTCCATTGCGCAGCTGCGGCTCGGAGAACCGGCGGAGTGGGAAACCACGCCGGACGAGCTGTACAAGTGGGCATCCGAGTATGTCCGGCCGAGAGCACAGCAGGCGTACAACGGCGAGGGCGAGTTCCACGCAGGCGACCACTGCCGGTTCTGCCGGGCAAAGGCAAAGTGCCGCGCTTACGCCAAGGCGAACATGGCCGTCGCCGAGCAGCACACGCCGGACGAGGATCCTGCGCTGCTGACCGATGAGGAGATCGGCAGGCTGCTGGCCCGTGCAGAGCCGTTCCTCAAGTGGTTCGGTGCGGTGCAGACCTACGCACTGGATGCCGCACTGGACGGCAAGACTATTCCCGGGTGGAAAGCAGTCGAGGGGCGTTCCGTTCGGCAGTTCGACGACATCGACGCCGCCTTTGCCGATCTCCGTGCCGCAGGCATTGAGGACGCGCTGCTGTACGAGCGCAAGCCGCTGACTCTTTCGGGTGTGGAGCGGCTGCTCGGCAAAAAACAGTTCGCAGAGCTGTGCGGCGGTCATGTGGTCAAGCCGGCAGGCAAGCCGACCCTCGTTCCCGAGAGCGACAGCCGTAAACCTTACAGCCGGGCCGCAGCGGATTTTGCGGCAATCGAACAGTAAACCATCTATTTATCGAAAAGGAGTTTTTCATTATGTATCAGAACAATCCGACCAAGTGCCTCACCGGCGAAGTCCGTCTGTCCTTCGTTCACCTCGACCAGCCGTACTCGAACAATGGCGGCGAGCCGAAGTACAGTGCAACCCTGCTCGTTCCGAAGAAGGACGTCGCTACCGTAGAGGACCTCAAGAACTCGCTGAACACTGCCTACGAGAACGGCGTCAAGAATCTGTGGAAGGGCAGCCGTCCGCAGATGCGCTATCCGGTCATCTACGACGGCGACGGTACCCGTCCGTCCGGTGAGCCGTTTGGCCCTGAGTGCAAGGGTCACTGGGTCATCACTGCATCCAGCAAGCAGAAGCCGCAGTGCGTGCATATTTCCAACGTCCACGCCGACCTGCTGCCGACCGATGTCTACTCCGGTATGTACGCCCGCGTGACTGTCAACTTCTTCCCGTATGACGCTTCCGGCAACCGCGGTGTCGGCTGCGGCCTGGGCAACGTGTGCAAGACCCGCGACGGCGAGCCGCTCGGCGGCCGTGCAAACGCAGAGAGCGACTTCGCCGGTCTGGAGCAGGCCGCACCGCAGCAGCCGCAGAACTACGCCGCACCGCAGCAGGGTGTGAACCCGCTGACCGGTCTGCCGTGGTAATCAACTAACCCATTGGAGGGGTGTTCCATGCACAATTTATCTATTGACCTTGAAACCTTTTCCTCCGAGCCGATCGCAAAGACGGGACTGTACAAATATGTGCAGTCCCGTGATTTTCAGGTCTTATTGTTTGCGTACTCGCTGGACAATGCGCCGGTGCAGGTGCTCGACCTGACACGCGAGGAGCTGCCGGAGTGGCTGAAAGCCGCACTGTACGACCCGGCCTACATCAAGCACGCATTCAACGCGGCGTTTGAGTGGTATGCACTGGGGAAACACTTCGGGCGGGAGCTGCCGCTCGAACAGTGGCGCTGCACCATGCTGCACAGTCTGTACTGCGGGTATCCGGCAAGCCTTGATGCCGCCGGCAAGGCACTTGGTCTGCCGCAGGATAAGCAGAAGCTGACGACCGGCAAGGCTCTTATCAAGTATTTCTGCACGCCGTGCGCTAAGACGATCACCAACGGCGGCAGGACGCGCAACCTGCCCGGGCATGATCCGGCGAAGTGGGAGCTGTTCGTTGAGTACAACAGGCAGGACGTTGTGACCGAAATGGAGATCGAGCGCCGTCTGAGCCGATTCCCGGTGCCCGAGCGGGTGCAGCGTGAGTGGGAGTACGATATGCGGATCAGCGCCCGCGGCGTTGCAGCCGACAGGGAGCTGGTAGACGGTGCGCTGTACTGCGGTACGGCGATTGAGGAAGCCGCCAAGCAGGAAGCCATCGAGCTGACCGGTCTGGAGAATCCCAAGAGCCGTGAACAGATGCTGACCTGGCTGCAGGGGCACGGCGTTGCCATTCCCGACCTGCGGAGCGCAACGGTAGAGGATGCTCTCGAGCACAAGGACGAGTTCGAGCCGGACGTTGCCCGCGTGCTGGAGCTGCGGCAGCTGCTTTCCAAGGCGAGTATCAAGAAGTACAGCACGGTCGTTACCACCATGTGCGAGGACGGCCGCATCCGCGGTCTGCTGCAGTTTTACGGCGCAAACCGTACCGGACGATGGGCAGGGCGGCTTGTGCAGGTGCAGAACCTGCCGCGTACTTATCTGCACGGCGCCATGCTGGACACCGCCCGCGATCTGACCCGGCGGAAGCTGCCCGAGGGGCTGAAGCTGCTGTACGGCAGCGTGCCCGGTACACTCTCGCAGCTGGTGCGGACGGCGCTGGTGCCGAGGCCCGGTTACAAGTTCGTAGACGCTGACTTTTCTGCCATCGAGGCGCGTGTGGTCGCGTGGCTGGCGGGCGAGGAGTGGGTATTGCAGGTATTCCGCACGCACGGCAAGATCTACGAGGCAACCGCAAGTCAGATGTTCGGCGTGCCGCTCGACCGCATTGTTAAGGGCAACCCCGAGTACGCCCTGCGCCAGAAAGGCAAGGTCGCCACGCTGGCGCTCGGTTATCAGGGCGGCAGTTCGGCGCTGATTGCCATGGGTGCGCTCAAGAACGGGCTGACCGAAGAAGAACTGCCCGACATCGTGAGCCGTTGGCGGCAGGCAAATCGCGCAATCGTGCGCTGCTGGAAAGCTGTCGAACAGGCTGCCATTCAGGCGGTGGAAACCGGCAGGTCCTGCGCTACGCATGGCTTAGTGTTCGCTCGGGAGGCGGACATTGACAGCGGTCTGGACTTTTTGACTATCCGGCTGCCGTCCGGACGCAAGCTGTATTACGCGCAGCCGCATTTCGGCGTCAACCAGTGGGGCGGCAAACAGCTGCGGTACTACGGCATGAACCAGATGACAAAAAAGTGGAGTGTAATTGAAACCTACGGCGGCCATATGACCGAGAACATCGTGCAGGCCATCGCACGCGACTGTCTGGCGGTGAACATCGAACGGCTGGAGAACGCCGGTTTTCCGATCGTGTTCCACATTCACGATGAGGTGGTTATTGAGGTGCCGGAGGACAGAGCCGATCTGGACGAGGTAACACGCATCATGGGTCAGCCAATCGAGTGGGCGCCCGGACTGCCGCTCGCTGCCGACGGCTGGGTCGGAGATTATTTTACCAAGGATTAAGGAGATACGATTATGAAAGAATACAATGCCTATGAGACGGGCAGTTTGGTGCATACCATTCGCGTGACACTGATGCAGGACGATTATACGGGTCACATCGCCTATGAGGTAGGCGGTAACTGCAAGGGCGGTAATCTGCTCGACCCGAACGATGTGCTGGAGGGTGATTATCTGTTTACGGAGAATGACTGCCGGTTTCGCTGTGTTGATGAGGAAATGCCGTATTTCGAGGCAATGCTGCATAATGCGGCCGGAGATGCGCTGATGGTTGAAGGTGACGAAAACGACATGCTGAACATGATCGTCAGCATAGAAATCGCAGCAGTAAGAGAGGACGACTTATTATGAAAGCAATCCGTAAAAAGCCCGGCTGCACACCGGAGATCATCGACATCGACAACACGCTGGCAGCCTTGCAGCAGGAGGTCGGCGGCTACATCGAAACCGTAACGATTGCATCGGATGCCGTCGTTATCTGCAACGAGGAAGGAGTGCTGCTCGGAATGCCGTACAACTGCCGGTTCTTCGGCGTGGATTTCGTCGGTCCGATTCTTGTGGTCGGCCGTAGCAAGGACGAGTTCTGTGACGTGCCGGGGACTGACTTTCTGATAGACACTCTGCACTGCGCGGAACAGCACGCCAAAGAGAGGGAGGCTGATCATGGCCAAGACTAAGAACAAGCGCCCCGGCAAGCCGCGCGGCATGAACTACGCCGATATGCTGGCACGCCGAAAAGCCATCAACGCCGTTAAGCTGGACGCGGCGGCGCTGCTGCTGACCGAACAGGCGATGCAGCGGGCGCTCTGGCTGACGGTTTGCAGCCTGTCCGACGCCTATGGCTTCGGCAAGGAGCGCCTCGATCGGTTCTTCGAGGCGTATCAGCGCAACTCGGACGAGCTGCAGAAGATGCGCGAGAGCGTAGACGACGACTATGCGTTCGAGAAGCTGCGCCTCCGAGCCGAACAGGTATCCGGCCGCGAAATCAAATACTTACACGACGATCTTTGAACCAGATGGGACCCTCTGAGCGCTGCTCGGCGGGCCCGATGTGGCGCAAAGGCCACTGAGGAGGGAGGTATTCCATGCAAATCATAAACGACCGCAGTATTACGGTTTCAACCGGTACCGGGCGCAAGTGTACGAACTGGCAGCCGGCGGTCATGACCCTTGGAGAACTGTACGACCGTCTGCACACGCCGATCCGCGGCGAGGAAACACTCGCGGCCTATATGCAGATGAGCAAGACCGAGCGGGACAACCGCAAGGACATCGGCGGCTTTGTCGGCGGACAGCTTGCCGGACGGCGCAAGAAAGCAAATGTGCAGGGGCGCGATTTCGTGACCCTCGACCTCGACAATCTGCCGCCGGGCGCGACAGCAGAGGTCCTGCGGCGCTGTGCCGGTCTGGGTGTCGGTTACTGCGTGTATTCCACGCGCAAGCACTGCCCGGAAGCACCGCGTCTGCGCATCGTTGTGCCGACCGACCACACCATGCAGCCGGACGAGTACGAGCCGATCAGCCGCAGGCTGGCAGAGCTGATCCAGCCGGAAATGACATGGTTCGATGCGACCACATTTCAGATCGAGCGCCTGATGTACTGGCCGAGCGCCTGCGCGGATGCCGAGTATGTTTTCCGGTACGAGGACAAGCCGTTCCTCTCGGCGGACGGTATGCTGGCGCTGTACGAGGACTGGCGGAACGTCAGCAGTTGGGCGACCGTGCCCGGCGAGGCGAAGCTGCGCGACCGCAGCGCAAAGAAGCAGGGCGACCCGCGCGAGAAGTCCGGCGTTGTCGGTGCATTCTGCCGAACTTATGACGTGCCGGCGGCAATGGAGAAGTTCCTGCCGGGCGTGTACCGCGAAACCGATGTGCCCGACCGCTACACCTATGCAGAGGGCAGCACAGCGGGCGGCGCGGTGCTCTACGATGACGGCAGATTCCTGTATTCCCATCATGCGACCGACCCGTGCAGCGGCGTTCTGGTCAACGCATTCGATCTCGTCCGGCTGCATAAGTTCGGCGCCCAGGACGACGATGCGCAGGAGGGTACACCGGTCAACCGGCTGCCGTCCTACGATGCCATGTGCCGTCTGGCGGTGTCTGACCCCGAGGTTTCCGGCAAATTGCAGGCGGAACGTCTGGCACAGGTGCAGGCGGACTTCGCGGGCATTGAACAGCAGACGGACACAGAGCAGCCGCCGAATAATGACTGGCTGAACCGGCTTGCCGTTCACCCCAAGACCGGCAAGGTGCTGAACACGATAGACAATATCTGGCTTATCCTCGAGAATGACCCGCAGCTCAAAGGACGGTTCGCGCTCAACGAGTTTGCCGGGCGCGGTGAGATCCTTGGTGTCGTGCCGTGGGATCCGCGTGGCAAGCGTCGGGCTTGGGAGGACAACGACAACCAAGGTTTGTACTGGTACCTCGAGAAAGTGTACGAGATCACAGGCGCAGCCCGAGTGGACGGCGCACTCAGCCTGCACAGCAACCGCCATGCTTTTAATGAGGTGGTGGACTACCTGAACGGCGTACAGTGGGACGGCGTGCCGCGTCTGGACACGCTGCTCATCGACTACTTAGGCGCGGAGGACACTGCGTACACCCGTGCTGTGACCCGCAAGGCATTCACGGCGGCTGTAGCCAGAGCCTTAAAACCCGGCTGCAAGTTCGACTGCATGACCATTCTCGCCGGTCCGCAGGGCATCGGCAAGTCAACGCTCCTTAATGTGATGAGCCGCGGCTACTTCAACGACAGCCTGCGGACGTTCGAGGGCAAGGAGGCGTGCGAGGTCATTCAGGGCGTGTGGCTGGTCGAGGTGAGCGAGCTGGAGGCATTCAACAAGGCCGAGGTTGGTCGGGTCAAGCAGTTCCTGTCCCAGAAGCACGACCGTTTCCGCGCCGCCTACGGCAGACACGTCAAGGAGCTGCCGCGCCGCTGCGTGTTCTTCGGCACGACCAACGAGAGCGAGTTTCTGAGCGACCGCACAGGCAACCGCCGGTTCTGGCCGGTGGACGTGGGCGTACACAGGGCGGCTAAGAGTATTTGGAACGAGCTGAACGAGGAAACCGTCAGCCAGATCTGGGCAGAGGCTGTTATGCGTTATCGTCTGGGTGAGCCGCTGTATCTGAGCGGAGAGGTCGGTCAGCAGGCAGCCGAGAAGCAGGAGGGCCACCGCCGAACGTCTGTCCGTGAGGGCATCATCCGCGACTTTCTCGAACAGCAGGTGCCCGAAGATTGGAGCACCTGGAAGCTCGATCAGCGCGGTATGTTCTGGCAGGGCGCGGTCAAGCATGACGGCAGACTGGTGCCCCGTGAGAGGGTGTGTGCACTGGAAATCTGGTGCGAGGCTCTGGGCGGGGATCCGCGGTTTATCCGGAACTCGGATGCGGCGGAAATCAACAGTATTGTGGCCGCTGTGCCGGGGTGGAAACGGATGACCCGAACAGCGAAATTCGGATATTGTAAGACGCAGAGAGGCTTTGAAAGAACGGTAACAATCTCAGAATAGTGAGGTAACAATCTGAGGTAACAATCTCAGACGGGGGTAACAATGGTAACAATCTTTTTGAGAATGTTACCCTCATTTGTTACCACAGTCGAAAAGATGAAATGCAGAAAAACGACCGAATTTCATAATTTATTTGTTCTGTAAACGCTAAAGGTAACAAAGTAACAATCTTTTTAATAGTAATTATAAATTAGAGGGAATAGAGAGTAATATTACCGCCTGTACCCTCTGTGCGCAATATGTGCTACGCGTATACGCGTGTGCGCACGCGCGAGGAAGGAGAACTATGCGAGAAAAAGAAATCGAAAGCTACCTGCGCGACCGTATCCGTCGGATCGGCGGAAAAGCATACAAGTTCGTCAGCCCCGGCAACAACGGTGTGCCTGACAGACTGGTGTGCCTGCCCGGCGGTCACGCAGTATTCGTAGAGCTGAAAGCACCGGGCAAAGCACCGCGGCCGATCCAGATCCACCAGATCGGTATGCTGAAACAGCTGGGCTTCCGGGTGGAGGTCATCGACAGCAAGGAGCAGGTGGACGAGTTCGTGAAGGAGTTGAGCGGAAATGCAGTTTCGCCCGCATAACTACCAGAGTTACTGCATTGACAGGCTGCTGGAGCTGCCGGCCGTCGGACTTTTCCTCGATATGGGTCTTGGTAAGACAGTAACCACCCTGACCGCCGTGAAAGAGCTGAAATACCATCGGTTCCAGGTCTGCAAGGTGCTTGTCATCGCGCCGAAGAAGGTAGCCGAGGCAACGTGGAGCCGTGAGGCCGAGAAATGGGATCACCTGCGGGATATGCGGGTGTCCACCGTTCTGGGCAGCCGTATCAAGCGCGAGAAGGCACTGGCGCGGCCTGCTGATCTGTACGTCATCAACCGCGAGAACGTCGAGTGGCTGGTAGACTACTACCGCAACGACTGGCCGTTCGACATGGTGGTTATCGACGAGAGCAGCAGCTTCAAGGACCAGAGCACCAAGCGATGGAAAGCGCTGAAGCGTGTCCGTCCGAAGATCCACCGCATCGTGCTGCTGACCGGCACACCGGCACCCAACACGCTGATCGACCTGTGGGCGCAGCTGTACCTGCTGGACGAGGGCGCAAGGCTCGGACGGACGATCGGCGGATTCCGGGAGCGGTACTTCCAGCCGGACAAGCGAAACGCCGAACGGGTTTTCACCTACAAGCCCAAGATGGGAACGGAGCAGGCCGTGCAGGATCTCATCGGGGACATCTGCATCAGCATGAAGGCCGAGGACTACCTGACCCTACCGGAGTGCGTGAGCGTGGATGTGCCTGTCGTACTGGACAGCAAGGCCGCCAAGGCTTACACCACCATGGAGCGGGAAATGCTGCTGGAAGTCGCGGAGGATACCATCACCGCAGATACCGCCGCGGTTCTGACGAACAAGCTGCTGCAGCTTGCCGGCGGTGCGGTGTACAACGCTGAGCATGAGGCACAGGTGATTCACAGCTGCAAGATCGAGGCATTTCTCGAGCTGGTGGAAAGCCTTGCCGGCAAGAGCGCACTGGTGTTCTACGGCTTCCAGCATGAGAAGGAGCGCATTCTCGCCGCACTGGCGAAGAAGCACAAGAACCTGCGTGTCCGGGTGTTCAGCGGCCCGCAGGATGAGGACGACTGGAACGCCGGTCAAATTGACATTCTGCTGGCGCACCCGGCAAGCACGGCTTACGGGCTGAATCTGCAGCAAGGCGGCAATCATGTGATCTGGTTTTCGCCAACGTGGAGTCTGGAGCTGTATCAGCAGGCTAACAAGCGCCTGCACCGTCAAGGCCAGACCGAGCGCGTTATCATCCACCGGCTGCTGGTAGACGGCAGCGTGGATCACGACGTCGTTGCCGCCCTGGAGGGCAAGGCCGACACGCAGGAAGCGCTGATGGAGAGCATCAAGGCAAGGATTGAGCAGGTACGGAAGGAGAATCTATGACAACTAAGGATTGGCTGAACCGCGGGTGGGCACTCGACCGCGAGATTACGGCTTTGGAGAGTGCCAAGCGCCGGGCATATGACCGCTGTGTGTCAGGTGTGGCATCGGTGAGCGGTGCACCGGGCGGCGGCGGTGCCTCAGACGGCGGCCTGAGCCGCTACGCCGACTTTGCCGCGCAGGTGGACGCCCAGATCGACAAGCTCATCGACATTAAGCAGGAGATCGCGGCGGTAATCGCGGAGGTACCGGATGCTTCACTGCGTGCGCTGCTGGTACGGCGGTACATGAATTTTGAGAAGTGGGAAGTAATCGCCGTCTACCTGAACTATTCCCGCAGGCAGGTGACACGGCGGCACGGACAGGCGCTCAAAGAGGTCAGCCGAATCCTTGCCGAGCAGGATGTCCTTTAATGTCCCACTAAGTCATGCTATACTGGTATCATGAAGTTCAGCGGGAATGAAACTGAGGTCCCGCATTTCTCCTGCTTCATAGCATTGGAAACACCTCCGGAAAGGCACTCTTGGAAACAAGGGTGCTTTTTCGTGCCCGAAAGGAAGTGAAACCATGACAAGCAAACAGAAACGGTTCGTCGAGGAATACCTCATCGACCTGTGTGCCACGCAGGCGGCCATCCGTGCCGGATACAGCCCGGAAACCGCCGGGTCTATTGGCTCGGAAAACCTGCACAAACCTGAAATCCGCGCGCGCATTGATGCCGCCATGGCGGAGCTGTCCCGCCGGACGGGGGTCAATCAGGAGCGCATTGTGCGTGAGCTGGCAAAGGTGGCGTTCGTCAATGCCGCCGATGTGGTGGACTTTGAGAATGCTAAGCTGCTGCCGAACGCCAGTGCGGACGATACCGCCGCCATTGCATCGGTCAAGGTCAAGCAGATCCCGACCGATGCCGGTATGGGCATCGAGCGCGAGATCCGCATGGCGGACAAGCTCAAAGCACTCGAGCTACTCGGCAAGCACCTCGGTATGTTCACCGACAACGTGCACCTGACCGGAGATATGGGGGTGCAGATTATTGACGACATTCCCGACAGCGGAACAGGTTAAACTGACCGACGTCATCGCGCCGTCGTTCTACGAGGTGCACCGCGACATCGCCGCGGGCGGGCACACCTACTACAAGCTGGACGGCGGGCGCGGTTCGGTCAAGTCTACGACCATCGGCTCGGAGATTATCCTTGGTATCATGCGCGATGCACAGCACGGCATCCTCTCGAACGCCGTTGCATTCCGCCGCTACAAGGAACAGCTGCACGACAGCGTGTTCGAGCAGCTGCTCTGGTGTATTTCCAAGCTGGGCGTAGAAAGCCAGTGGAAGGCCACTGTCAGCCCGCTGCGGCTGACCTTCATCCCGACCGGACAGGTGATTCTCTTTCGCGGTGCGGACAAGGTCAAGAAAGCCAAGTCCATCAAGGTCAGCAAGGGATACATCAAGTACCTGTGGTTCGAGGAGCTGGATGAGTTCGAGAACCCGGAGAAGATCCGCTCGGTGCAGCAGTCGGTCGTTCGAGGCGGCGAGGCGTTCGTTGTGTTTTACTCGTACAACCCGCCGAGGTCGCAGCGCAACTGGGTCAACAACCCGGCAAACTGGCAGCGGCCCGATCTGCTCGAGCACCACAGCACCTATCTGACCGTGCCGCGTGCATGGCTTGGTGAGCAGTTCATCATGGATGCCGAGCACCTGCGCGACACAAACCCGGCTGCCTACGAGCATGAGTATCTCGGCAAGGTGACCGGCTCGGGCGCTGAGGTGTTCGACAACCTGCAAAGCCGCCGCATCACCGACGAGGAGATCAGCCGCTTCGACCGCATCTACAACGGCGTGGACTGGGGCTTCTACCCGGACCCGTGGGCATTCAACCGGATGCACTACGATGCCGCACGCCGCACGCTGTACATCTTCGGGGAGCTGACCCGGTACAAGCAGGGCAACCGCGCAACCGCCGATGCGCTGCTCGCGTTCGGCCTGACCGGTGCTGACCGCATCACGGCGGATTCTGCTGAGCCGAAGTCCGTGCAGGACTACAAGAACTACGGCCTGTTCTGCCGCGGCGCCATCAAGGGATCCGGCAGCGTGGACTACTCGCACAAGTGGCTGCAGTCGCTCCTCCGCATCGTCATTGACCCGGTACGCTGCCCGGATACCTGGAAGGAGTTCAGCGAGTACGAGTACGAGCGCGGCGCGGACGGCGAGATCACGGCAGGCTATCCCGATGCCAATAACCACCACATTGATGCGGTGCGGTACGGATTGGAACCTGTCTGGAAGAAACGAGGTCAGTGATGTTACAAAGATTTTTAACATGGATTCGAGGTGTTTTCACAAAAATGCTGCATATCAACGATGCAAAACGCTCGCTCAAGGTCGATGTGGCCATCAGCACGGAGATGCAGGCGGCTATCGACCAGTGGGCGATGATGTTCATTGACCGTGCGCCGTGGCTGGACGACACGACCCAGAGCCTCGGCCTGCCTGCCGCCATCGCGGGCGAGATTGCCCGCCTGACTACCGTTGAGCTGGAGAGCAGCATCACCGGCAGCGCACGCGCAGACTACCTGCAGGGCGAGTACGAGCGGGTGCTGAACGAACTCCGCAGTCAGGTCGAAACAGCGGCCGCAGGCGGCGGTCTGGTGTTCAAGCCCTATGTGGACGGCGAGCGGATTGCAGTGGACTGCGTTCCGGCGTGGCGCTTTCTGCCGACGGCGTTCAACAGCCGCGGTGAGGTGACGGGCGCGGTGTTCGTCGAGCAGGTGACCAAGGGCAAGACCTACTACACTCGCATGGAGCACCACCAGCTGACCGACGACGGCTACACCATCCGCAATCTGGCTTACTCGTCGCTGTCGCAGGGCACGCTCGGCAATCCGTGCAGCCTTGCCGCCGTCGATGAATGGGCAGACCTCGAACCCGAGCTGACTATCCGCTACAAGGACGGCACCGCGCCCGAGGGCGTGCTGTTTGCGTACTTTCGGCTGCCGTTCAGCAACACGGTTGACCCGGAAAGCCCGCTCGGTGTGTCGGTGTACAGCCGCGCCGTCGGTTTGATTCGAGAAGCCGACCGCCAGTACAGCCGCATCCTGTGGGAGTACGAGGGCAGTGAGCTTGCCATCGACGCCAGTCAGGGTGCCTTGCAGGTGAGCGGTCCGGACGGCAGACCGGCAACGCTGCCGCCGCGCAGCAAGCGCCTGTTCCGAGAACTCGCAATCGACCAGGGACAGAGCGGCGATCTGTACAAGGTGTTCAATCCGGCCATCCGCGACACCTCGCTGTTCAACGGGCTGGACAAGCTGCTCAAGCGCATCGAGTTCGGCTGCAATCTCGCTTACGGCACGCTGTCCGACCCACAGGCTGTGGACAAGACCGCCGAGGAGATCAGGAGCAGCAAGCAGCGTTCCTACTCCGCTGTGTGCGATGTGCAGAGAGCCTTGCAGAGCGCACTCGAGCATCTGGTCTGGGTGATGGACTTTTACGCCAGCCTGTACAAGCTCGCGCCGATGGGCGAGTACGAGGTCAGCTTCAGCTGGGGCGACGGCGTACTGCAGGACACCGACAAGGAATATATGCGCCGCAAGGAACTGGTAGACAGCGGCTATCTCTCGCCGGAGAAGCTGCTCGCGTGGTACTTCGGTATCTCGGAGGACGAGGCCAAGTCGTTCATGCCTGCGGCATCGCCGCCGCTGTTCGGGGAGGAGTAAGCCATGCTCACGCCGGAATACCTCCAGCGGCTGCCGGACAGCGTGGTGGAACTCTACGCACAGGCCGAGGCGGACATTCTCGCTGACATGGCACGGCGCATCAACGGCTTTGACCTGTTCATTCCGTCCGCGCAGTACCAGATGGAGCGGCTCGAGGAGATGGGCGCACTCCGCAGGGACATCATTTCCAAGCTGTCCGGCCTGACCGGCAAGAGCCGCAAAGAGATTGCCGCCATCATGCAGGAGGCAGGCGTGGAAACGCTCTCAGCTGATGAGAAGATCTATCAGGCTGCCGGTCTGGTCGGCAAGTCGGAACTCTCGCCTGCAGTGCAGGAGGTGCTGAACGCCGGACTGCAAAAGACGGGCGGCCTGTTCCGCAACCTCACAAAAACAACAGCCAACACGGCCACACGGCAGTTCGAGAACACGCTCGACCGCGCCTATATGCAGGTGACGAGCGGTGCATTTGACCCGAACACAGCGGTCAGGAGCGCCATCAAGCACCTCGCGCAGCAGGGTGTCGGCGCGATCACCTATCCGAGCGGACACGTTGACACGCTCGAGGTCGCGGTGCGGCGTGCGCTCGTTACCGGCGTCAACCAGACCTGCCTGCAGATGCAGGAGGCCAGAGCCGACGAACTCGGGTGCGATCTGGTGGAAACCACCGCGCACAGCGGCGCTCGACCCTCTCATGCCGAGTGGCAGGGGCAGGTGTTCAGCCGTTCGGGCAAGAGCCGCAAGTACCCGGATTTCGTGCAGGTGACCGGCTACGGCACCGGCGAGGGACTGGGCGGCTGGAACTGTTCGCATTCGTTCTACCCGTTCTTCGAGGGACTGCCGAGAACCTACTCGGACAAGCTGCTCGACAGCTACAAGGCGAAGAACTACGAGTACAACGGCAAGTGCATGACCGAGTACGAGGCACTCCAGACCCAGCGCGGCATTGAGCGCAAGCTGAGGCGCTGGAAGCGCGAGAATATCGCCATGAAAGCCGCCGGACAGGATACCACCGAGAGCGCGGTAAAAATTGCCCAGTGGCAGACCGTGCAGAAGGATTTCCTCTCGCAGACCGGACTGAAACGCCAGCGTGACCGGGAGCAGATTGCAGGCTGGAGCCGCAAGGCAGCGGCGCAGGCAAGCGGTTCGGCTCGTTCGGCACAGCGCAAGGCCAACCGGTATTTCTCACTCAGCGGTCCGGAGGAAAATCTGCGGGAGTACCTGAAAGAGAAACCAATCATTGACCTGCTGGAACAGCAGGGTGTAGAATACAAGCAGAGGATCAGCGAAAAGGAGATCATCGTTTCTGACGGTGCGCCGAAGATCGTGAGCGAAAGCGCTCATGCGGCGGAGAACCGTGCGGTCAAGACCGACCGTGCCGACATGACGGCAGAACGCGCACAGTCCTTTGTGGACAGCGCCAAGCTGACCCTGTATCAGCCGGAACGCCAGACCTTGAAATTCATGGCGGAGGATGGCTACGCAGTCCTGAACTTTGACCACAAGCTGGTTACCGCTGTTCCGCAGAAGTGGCGGAAGAAGTACGACGATTATCTGGAGGAGAACCAATGAAAGCACGAGAACCCGCCGAAAGGCACTTTTGTCCGCTGTTTCAGCGTGAGATAAGCTGGGGCGGCGCAGGCGGCTGCTATGAGGTGCAGGAAGTCCGAGAGGACAACATGGATGCCGAACTGCTGCCCGAACCGTTTGACCTGAACAAAGCAGATGCCGCGTGCGCGAAATGCCGCTGGTACCGCGTAAGCGAACCGAATACCTAAGCCGCCAAGCGAAAGCAAGGCGGTTTTCTTATACCCAAAACCGCGAACAAGCCGCCGACAAGGCGGTTTTTTCATACCCAAATTCGCCGCGTGCCGGGCGTAAACGGGCACACCGCAGGAGGATGCGACCCTCGTAAAAAAGCGTAGCGGAGGAAGGACAACGCATGAAACGCGAATTTCTCGAAGGTCTGGATCTGGGCGAGGGCGCAAAGCTGCCCAAGAGCGCCATTGACGCCATCATGGCCGAGAACGGCCGCGACATCGAGGCAAAGAACAACCAGATCACGACCCTCACCACCGAGCGCGACGGCCTGAAAGAGCAGCTCACCACCGCCAACGACACCATCAAGTCCTACAAGGACATGGACATCGAGGGCGTAAAGGCCAAGGCCGACGAATGGGAATCCAAGTATAACACGGACACCCAGACGCTCAAGGATCAGCTGGCGGCAGCGGAATACGGCTTTGCCGTGAAGGAAGCGACCGCCGCGCTGAAATTCTCCTCAGAGAGCGCAAGGAAAGCCTTTGTGGCCGACCTGACCGCAAAGAAGCTGCCGGTTCAGGAGGGCAAACTGCTGGGTCTGGAGGATTTCACCAAGACCTATCAGGAAAACGACCCGAATGCGTTTCTGCCGGAGAACGACGACAAGACCCCGATCGCTACCAAGGGCGGCAGCGGCGGCGGTCCCGCAACCAGCTCGGATGCGCTGCGTGCAGCGTTCGGGCTGACGACTAAGAAGGAGTAATGATTTATGCCTAATGCAATCACTCTCGCGCAGCAGTTTGTGCCGCTGCTCGACGAAACCTATCAGCTGGCCTCGCTGACCGCCGATCTGGACGGCAATGCCGATCTGGTACGCCAGGGCGCGAATGCCAACGAGCTGATCATCCCGATGCTGTCCATGCAGGGTCTGGGCGACTATTCCCGCAACGAAGGCTACGTCAAGGGCGATGTAACGCTCACCAACGAAACGGTCAAGTGCAACTTTGACCGCGGCCGTATGTTCACCGTGGACACGATGGACAACCTCGAAACCGCCGGTATCGCGTTCGGCCAGCTGGCGGGCGAGTTCATCCGCACCAAGGTAGCACCCGAGGAGGATGCGTTCCGCTTCGCCCAGTATGCGGGCAAGACCGGCATCTCCAAGGTGGCTGCCGGTGCATCGCTTGCGGACGGTGCAGCCGTTATCGCGGCGCTGCGTGCTGCCATCACCAAGATGGACGAGGACGAGGTGCCCGCAAACGAGCGCTATCTGTACATCACGCCGCTGCTGCTCGGCTATGTGCAGGATATGGACACCACCAAGAGCCGCGAGGTCATGCAGAATTTCGCCAAGGTGGTCAAGGTGCCGCAGAGCCGCTTCTACACTGCCATTGAGCAGAAGTCCGGCAAGACCGGCGAGGAGGCAGGCGGCTACGCCAAGGCCGAAGGCGGCAAGGACATCAACTTCATGATCCTGCACAAGCCTGCGCTGATCCAGTTCTCCAAGCACATCGCGCCCAAGATCATCGAGCCGGGTGCCAACCAGGACGGCGATGCGTATAAGTTCGGCTACCGTCAGGTGGCTATTGCGGACGTGTACAAGAACAAGGTCGCAGGCATCTACCTGCACCACAAGGCAACGTAAGGAGGCCATTATGGGTAAGATCGTAGGTCTGGTGTTCGAGGACGAGCCGGTCTACACCTGTCCGCACTGCGGCAAGGTATACAAGACCGAGGAATCCCTCGAGAAGCACCTGAAGGACAAACACACCGAGCCGGACGGCACTCCGGCACCGTAAGAGAGGAGGCGGGCGCTGTGCTGACAGCGGACTACAAATTCTATACCGAAACCTATCACGGGAAGATGGAACAGGCGGAGTTTGACCGTATGGCTGTGCTGTCGTCCGCCTATCTGGACGAGCTGACCATGGGCCGGACGTCCGGTACGCTGACCGCTGACGTCGAGGAACGCGCAAAGCTGGCGTTCTGCGCCGTGGCGGATGCCTACCTGCTGAACGAGCAGGGCGGCGGTATTGCTTCGGAAACCAACGACGGCGTTTCCGTCACCTATGTGGCGGGCATCAGCAACTCAAAGACCGAAGGCCGCAGGCTGTACGAAGCAGCGGCGCTGTTCCTCGGTCCGACCGGCCTGCTGTACAGAGGGGTGAGGTAATGCTCTACTGCAACGATGTTATCACGCTCATCAAGTACGACGGCGAGGGCTACACCGTGAGCACGCTTTCCGGTGTGAGCTGGTACGACCGCACCCAGGTCAAGACCGAGAACGCCGGTCTGGTATATGCGAACAGCGTGAAAGTCCGGATTCCGGCGGTTGTGCTGAAAGACGGCGCACCGCTGCCCGAGGTGGGTGACCACATCGTACACGGTGCACTGCCGGACGGTACAGCGCTCGAACGTCCTGCCGATCTGGCACGGCTGCACGCCCGCAAGGTGATGGCTGTGGCAGACAACCGCCGCGGCGGCATCCCTCATGTGGCGGTGGTGGGACAATGAAACTGAGTATCAGGACCGACATCAAGCCGGAAACCATTCTGCGGGCACGCGGCCTCGGCAGCGACAACGCCGCCCAGAAAATGCTCGCGCAGACCGTTGTGCGGCTGTGCGACCCGTATGTGCCGATGAGCAGCGGCTCCGGCGGCCATCTGAAAACTGCGTATACCATCGCGCCAGACGGCTCGAGCATCACCTACCGAGGGCCGTATGCACACTTCCAGTACGTCGGTGAGGTCATGGTAGGCACACGTTCCGGCTCACCGTGGGCGAAGTCCGGCGAGAAGAAGGTCGGCGCAGGGCGTGCGCTCAGCTACAACGGCGCACCGATGCGCGGCAGGGACTGGGACAAGCGCATGATGGCCGACAGAGGCGACGAGGTCGTGAAAGCCGTCGCAAGCTATGTAGGAGGCAAAGCCAAATGAGCATTATCGAAGCGGTACGCAAGTACCTGCAAACCTGTCCGCTGCTGAAAGGCGGCACGCTGAACGTGGACTTCCTGCCGCCGGAGGCCGCCACCTACTCGGTGGACGTTGTGCCGGTAAAGCCGGTCCTCAAGGCGTACATGGACGGATCCAGCCAGCGGCAGTTCCTGTTCGTGCTGGCGACCCGCACTTATTACGGCGAGTTTGTTCGCCAGCAGCTCGACAACCTGTGCTTTTTTGAGGAGTTTGCCGAGTGGCTGGACAAGCAGAACCGAACCCGTTCGTTCCCCGATCTCGGGGACGGACGAAATGCGCGAAAACTGGAGGTCACGACCTCCGGCTATGTTTTCGCACCCGATACGGACACGGCACGGTATCAGATCCAGTGCCGCCTGTCCTATTTCCAGCCTGCAAATAAAAAATCAATAGTAAATTGATTATTTCAGGCAAAAAGTTTTATGTAGGAATTTGAACATTGAAATAAGACCACCGATATTCGCTGGTCTGAAATAAAGGTATGTATGAGATGACTATTTCGAAAGCGATGAAAGATATTCTTTCACCCGTCCATAGTAGATGCGAAGAAACTTATTCGCCCCAGCAGTCATGTAGACATAGTAAGGTTTACCCTGCGACCGCTTCTTGTCCATAAACAGATAAACAGGGTCATCCTGTGGTTTGGTTTTGATAAGGGCATCCATTACCTGGAATAAGGTTTTACGAAGAGTGCCAGAACCTCTTTTGGATGCAGGAACACTTTTCTGTTCGTAAGAACCGGATTCATTTACGCCGGGGTCAACGCCAGCGAAGGCGGTGATAGCCCCTTTGTGAGTGAAGCGGGAAACATCACCAATCTCAGCCATAAGCTGGGGACCGAGTGATCTACCGACACCCTTCATAGCCATTACAATAGGATATTCAGGCAGTTTGGAGGCAGCTTCATTCATCATAGCACGAAGCTGTTCTACGGTCTGAGAAGCCATATTTAATTGCTCTACAGCCTGTTTGACAATTAGTTTTGTCAAATCGTCTTTTGGAAGTACAGAAACAATCTCCTTAGATGCTTCATAGATTTCAACAGCTTTTGACTGGCTGAAGTTGTACTTTCTACGTTTGCACCACTTTTGATAGTGGTCAACAAATGCGTTAAGCGACAGTTTGCGAACACAATCCACATGCCAATAGGTGGTAGCAAAATCAACCCACTTCTGGCTTCCGTCCTCCCGGGCAGGACTATCAAAATAGGTATTTGCACCGGGATAAGTTTGGTCAAGGATGCCGATAAGGTTGTTCTTCATAGCGGTTTTATGTTTCATGTAAAAATCAAACTGGCGATTCATGATTTTAAGCTGATTACGAATCTCGTCCATGAAACTATACTGTCTGAGTTCTGTCCAACTGTCAAGAGTATAGCGAGCAATTTTTAAAGCATCTGCTTTGTCAGACTTCACTTTGCGAAGGGAGTTATCTCCAAAGTCTTTGATAAGTTTGGGATTTACGGCAGATACGAAAAGGTCAGCCTGTGAGAGTTCACGGACAATGGGTTCGTAATAACGTCCCGTATGTTCCATCACAATGCGTGACTCACCATCAATGGCTTGAATGTGTTCGATAAGAGAGCGAATACCGCTGACTGTATGCTTGACTTCAAATGGTGTAGAAACAATTTCACCATAAGGACGAAGGATGGCAACCATACTTTTACCTTTAGAAACATCAATACCAACTGCGTTCATGTTCATAAATTTGTCACTCCTTAAGACTTATAGTGCAAAAGATAAATACCAACTTTACTCATTGCCTATTCAATCTACTGTGGTGTGACACGAACGCACTGAAAGTGGTTCAACCTGCATAAAACGAACGCTGCGAATGAGGAGCTGGTTATCAGTCTTAAAAACGGACGTGTAAGTCCAAGAAAGGAAGCCGATATACCGATTGCCCCATCATTATACAGCTTAAGCAATAAGATGGCTAACAACCTAACTGGTTGTTAAGTGCATTAACCAATTTATATTGTAGTAGAAAGGAGAACGATAAATGAAACTTTCCGAACTGATGAAGAATCACACGCCGAGCACGAGCTTTGAGGGCTTCGTGACAAACGATGACTTTGTCCTTGCGGTGGACTGCTCCGCCGACGGCAACGCTGCGAGCGCGGCAGACTACGCCGTGGTGCAGATCGGTGTATCCGGCCTGGATGCACAGCTCAACCCGGTAACGCAGGACAAGCAGTATATCCGCGCAGGCCAGTCCACCACCAAGACCGGCACGCAGCGCAGCTTTGCCGTTTCCGGTGACCGCTATGTGGGCGATGATTTTCAGGACTTTGCACTGTCGCACGCCGTTAAGTACGGCACCGGCAACAGCGTTGTCCGCGACTACGTTTATTTCTGCCTGCTGAACGGTCAGGGCGAGAAGGGCAAGTGCTCCATCATCGTCAACTCGGACGGCGCAGGCGATGCCGGTGAATCTTCGGAGATCGACATCGAGCTGAAAAAGTCCGGCGATGCACCGGCAAGCTACACCTATTCCGCAGCAGGTTAAGGAGGAGTAAAAACATGGTTTTCCGCAATATTGAGGTCGATTTTGACATCTACGATGCAGACACCGCCGAGGTGTACGAGGGTGCGGTGCAGACCGTGCTCGAGAGTGCTGTACCTAAGGAGGGCGAATCGCTTGCCGACGGTATCCGCCGTCAGTGCAATACCGTGTTCGCGTTCTTCGACACGCTGTTCGGTGACGGCTTTCACAAGGAGCTGTTCGGTCAGCGCACCAACATGATGGAGTGCCTGCAGGCATTCAAGGAGTTCCTCGAACTCGTTTCCAAGCAGCGTGAGCAGCTGACCGCCCTCACGGCGGAGATCCAGTCCGCGCAGACGGCTGCACCGGCTACTCGTGTGGCTCGTATTGCCGCACGCCACCTGTCGTGAACATTCTGACCGAGGAGCTGCCGGTATGTGTGGAGGTGGACGGCAGGCGCTGTCCCATCCACACCGCGTTCCATGTGTGGGTGCGGTTTGAACTTGCCATGCAGGACGCTGATCTGTCGGACACGGACAAGGTACGGACGGCGCTCGAGCTGTGCTACCCGACCGTTCCGGCCGACCTTGGCGCGGCGCTGGATGCGCTGCTGTGGTTCTATCGCTGCGGCGAGGACAGCCCGAAAGAGGGCAAGGGAAGCGGCGGTGCACATCACAAGAAAGCGTACTGCTTTGAGCAGGATGCGGACTATATTTACGCCGCGTTCCTGTCCTGCTACGGCATCGATCTGACCGACAGCAATATGCACTGGTGGAAATTCCGTGCGCTGTTCCGTGCTCTGCCGCAGGAGTGCGAGCTGGTCAAGATCATGGGCTACCGCACGGCGGACCTCAAGGGAATGCCCAAGGCGCAGAAGAAGTTCTACGAGAAGATGCGGAAACTCTATGCCCTCACGAACAGTCGCAGCGTAGAAAGCGCAATGAGCCTTGCCGAGCGCGACCGGCAGATGCAGGAATACGTTGCACGCCGGTTTAGGGAAGCGGGTGATACCCATTGAGAAAGTAAAAGTAAAATGTCCTTTTTGCGGCTATTCTATGCCGATCCAGTACGAGCCTAAGACCGCCCAGTGCTCCGGTATCTGGGTACGGTGCAAGGGCCGGAAGTGTAAAAAGGAATTTGAAGTGATTATCAACACCAAGTAGCGCCAGAGTGCCGATGGTGTCCCGTAAAAGAGGTGACACTATGGCCGATGGCTCGGTTATTATTGACATTAAGGGCGATTCCAGTGCGTTTCAAAAGACATTAGGAGGACTGAGTTCGCTGGCAGGCGGCGCCCTCAAGGGTGTCGGCACGGCAGTGGGTGCCGCAACGGCTGCTGTCGGCGGTCTGGCTGCGGCGGCCATCAAGGTCGGCAGCGGCTTTGAGAGCAGTATGTCGCAGGTGGCAGCCACTATGGGCATCACGACCGACGAGATTGCAAACGGCAGCGCAGACTTCGAGCTGCTCAGTCAGGCGGCCAAGGATGCCGGTGCGACGACCGCGTTTTCCGCTTCGCAGGCTGCTGAGGCACTCAACTACCTCGCCCTCGCCGGTTACGACGCCCAGACGGCGGCGGACGCTCTGCCTGCTGTCCTAAACCTTGCAGCGGCGGGCGGTATGGATCTAGCATACGCCTCTGACCTGGCAACCGACGCCATGGCGGCGCTCGGCATTGAGGCGTCTAACGAAAACCTGACCAAGTTCGGTGACCAGATGGCGAAAACCGCCAGCAAGGCCAACACCTCGGTCGCACAGCTCGGTGAGGCCATCCTCACCGTCGGCGGCACGGCAAAGAGCCTTGCAGGCGGTACGGTCGAGCTGAACGCTGCACTCGGCGTGCTCGCCAACCGCGGCATCAAGGGCGCAGAGGGCGGTACGGCGCTGCGAAACGTCATCCTGTCGCTGTCCGCGCCGACCGACAAGGCCGCCGATGCGATGAACTCGCTCGGTCTGAACGTCTACGATGCAGCAGGCAATATGCGCCCGCTCAACGAGGTGTTCAAGGACCTCAACAATTCCATGGCGAACATGACCGAGGGCGAAAAGACCAAGGTGCTCAGCGAGATCTTCAACAAGGTTGACCTCAAATCCGCGCAGGCGCTGCTTGCGGGCTGCGGTGATGAGTTCGACAACCTTGCGGATGCCATCGCAAACAGCGGCGGCGCCATGCAGGACATGGCAGACACTCAGCTGGACAACCTGCAGGGCGACATCACCATTCTGCAGTCCGGCCTTGAGGGTCTGGGCATTGCCGCCTACGAGAGCATGAACGGACCGCTGCGCGAGAGCGTGCAGCTTGCCACCAGCATGGTCGGTGAAATCTCGGATGCGTTCAGTCAGGGCGGTATCACTGCCGCTGTGGGCGCGGTCGGTGATGCGTTGGCACAGATGGTGTCCTACATCGCCGGTCTGGCACCGCAGATGATAAATGCAGGCGTGCAGCTGCTCACCTCGCTTGTCACGGGCATTCAATCGAGTCTTCCGTCGCTGGTGACGAGCGCACTGGGCATTGTGAACGCTCTGGTGAACGGCATTGCGACCGTCCTGCCGCTGCTGGCGACAACAGCAGTGCAGATCATCACCGCGCTGGCGAACGGTCTGGGTACGGCTCTGCCGACGCTGCTGCCGATTGCGGCGCAGGCCATTAACGAACTGGTGCAGGGACTTGTTGCAAACATTCCCGCGCTGGTGGCATCGGCGGGCACGCTGCTGAACGGCTTTATCGAGGGCGTTTTAGCGGTGCTGCCGACACTGGTCGAGGCAGCCATCACGCTCATCGAGGGACTGGCGGAGGGCCTTATCTCGGCAATCCCGGTGCTGGTGGCCGCTGTGCCGACCATCATTGACGGTCTGGTGTCCGTTCTGGTCAGCGCCGTGCCGCAGATCGTGCAGACCGGCATTACACTGCTGACCGCACTCGTGCAGGCGCTGCCGACCATCATCTCGACGATTACAGCCGCACTGCCGCAGATCATCAACAGCATCGTGACAACACTCGTCGGCAACGTGCCGCAGATCGTGCAGGCCGGTATCACACTGCTGGTAGCACTCATTCAGGCATTGCCGACGATTATTTCGACCATCACGGCAGCCTTGCCGCAGATTATCACGGCTGTTGTCAGCACACTGGTTTCCAACGCGCCGCAGATTGCAAGCGCCGGTGTGCAGCTGCTTGTGGCGCTCGTCCGCAACCTGCCGACCATTATCAGCACCATCGTTGCCGCTGTGCCGCAAATTGTTTCCGCGATCGTCAGCGCGTTCCGGGGTCTGATGGGTTCGATCACGTCCATCGGCGTGCAGATTGCACAGGGTGTCTGGCAGGGTATTTCCTCGATGGCAGGCTGGCTCAGAAGCAAGGTCAGCAGTTTCTTCTCCGGCATCGTGAACAGCGTTAAGGGTCTGCTGAAGATTCACAGCCCGTCCAAGGTGTTCGCCGAGATCGGCAAGTTTACCATGCTCGGCTTTGCCGCCGGTATGGAGAAAACGCAGGACACTGTGCTCAAAACCGCCGAACGGTTGAACAACGCGCTTGTCAAGCAGGAGGAGGATCTCCAGCAGCAGCTCACCGATATGGAAGTTGCCGCGACTAAGCGCAAGGAGGCCGAGAGCGAAAAGGCGTATCAGGATTCTCTGAACGAGAAGTACGCCAAGCTGAAAAAGGCATCCAAGGAGAACGAACAGCAGATTCTTAACGAGATTGCCGAGCTCAAGGAAAAGCACGCCAAGGAACAGTTGGAAAAGGACGAGGCGAACCAGAAAACGGCACTCCAGACCCAGCTGAAAGCCGTGCAGAAGTACCGCGATGAGTACAAGAAAGCGCTCGATGAGATCGAGAAGCGGCAGGACAAGTTTGCTGAGAAACTGGCCGACTACGGCGACCTGTTCGAGAAGACGAGCGGCAAGTTGGGCAACAGCTTCAAGATTCGCGACCTGCAGGACGACATCGACCAGATCAACGCCTTTGGCGATGCACTGCAGGCGCTCAAGGAACGCGACATTCCGGAGGAGCTGCTCTCCGGCATTGCGGACATGAGCCTCGACGACGGTCTGGCGTACAGCCAGAAGCTGCTGCAAATGACTGAGGAGCAGTACAACGCCTACATCGTCAAGTGGCAGGAAAAGCAGACTGCTGCGCAGAGAGTTGCCGCGCAGTTCTATCAGGACCAGCGCACGACACTCCAGAACGATTTTATCGATCGGCTGCCCGAGGATTTAGGCGTGCTGACCGATCAGCTGGAGGATGTCGGCGTTGATGCAATGATGGGCTTTAACGAGGGCCTGGCGGAGGCGGGCAAGACCGCGATCGCAACCGCGCGTTCCATCGCCAACGCCATCATCCGCGAGATGCAGCGTGCCATGGACATCCACAGCCCGTCCCGCAAGATGCGCGATCTGGTCGGCGCACCGACTGCGCAGGGCTTTATCGTCGGTTTCGAGGACGAGATGGACGGCTGGGGACGCAAGATGCAGAACGCCGTTGCCGCAGAAACCGGCAAAATCAGCGTAGCCGCAGCCGCCCAGAGCGAGGGCAGAGCCGCCGCTGGCGGTGTCACCCGTGAGGTGCACAACAGCACGAAAACGGTCGAGAAGGTCGCCCGCATCGAGGGGGACGGCGTGACCGGTGAGCTGGTCCGTATGCTCGGCCTGCGGCTCAAGGAAGAAGATAACCGCGTAGGCGATACACTGGAGGATTGAGCATGAATATCAAACTGAACGGCATCGTCTACGCGGTCGGTGTGGCGTCGGTAACGCGCACGCTGCGCCGCACGGAGAAATACCGTGTGACAACCGAGGACGGCCGCACCCATCGAGAGGTGCAGGCCACCTACATGGATTTCGCGCTGAACCTCGGCAGCTTCGGCAGTGCGGAGTACGACCGTCTGATGTCGCTGCTGCGCTCCACCACGGACGATATTGCCGTAGAGCTGCCGAGCAGCCACACCGGTACGGAAACCTATATCGGCGCATTCGACAGCGTTTCCGACGAGATCATCACCGAGGACGAGGACGGCGTTCTGTGGGACAACCTCACGCTGTCCTTTACCGGCACCGAGCCGCTGGGGGTGTAGCCGATGAAAACGACCTGTGAGTTCCGTTTCGGGTTCTGGGACGTAACGGCGAGAGGGGACGCGCACTTTGCCGTATCGCAGAATCAGGACTATGCCCGTATCGAGGACATCAACGCGGAGGATCCGATCGTGTTCCCGAATGTCGCTACCCTCGAGCCGGATTTCGGCTTTCCGCTGGACGGCTCGAAGGAGTGGCTGCCGGACAATGCCCGCCTGACCCAGTGGGGATGGTGGAGCACCGACCTGTCCGGCGGCGACCTGACCTTTTCCAACCCGCCTACGCTGACCGTCACGTTCTACGACGAGGACGGCACGCCGACACCGCACAGCAGCGCCGGTATTACGTTCACATTCGTTGCTACGCTGCCTAAGACTGTGAACATCAAATGGTACGGCTATGACGGCGGCCTGCTGGCTGACAAGGACTTCACGCCTGACCGATTCGACTATTTCTGCGACTGGCAGGTTGAGGACTACTACAAGGTGGTCGTGACAGTGAAATCCATGAAGTACGCGCACCGTTTTTTCCGTGCCTCGAGTATCCTGTTCGGTGTGCTTGAGATTCTGGACGATGCACGTGTTACCTCGGCAAATCTCACCGAGGAGATCAGTCCGGTGGCGCTCACGCTGCCGATCAACAAGACGGAGGTGTCGTTCTATACGCCGAACAGCCGGTTTGCTCTGCTCGATCCGGCAGGCGCGTATCGCCTGTTTCAGTGGAAGCAGGAGCTGACCGCCTACAAGACCGTGGACAGCACGCGCACCATGCTCGGCAAGTATTATCTGCAGGAAGCAACCGGCACGGTGGATGCGGTGACCGCACTCTCGTGCGTGGATATGATCGGAGTGCTGGATACCGTCGAGTACAAGGGCGGCATTTACGAGAAAACGCCGGTCAGCGACCTGCTGGACGATATTCTCACGCCGGAGAACGTGGAATTTGAACTTGACAAGGCGTTTGACGGAGTGACGCTCACCGGCTACCTTGCCATTGGCTCCAAGCGGACGGCGTTGCAGCAGATTGCGTTTGCAATCGGTGCGGTGGTCGATACGGCACGGACGGAAATCGTGCGGTTCTATCCGGCGCCGAGCGAGATTACCAAGACCATCACACCGGAACGGAAGATCGTCGGGCACAAGATCACGATGGAGGCGCTTGTCACGCAGGTGGACATCACCGCGCACCAGTACACGCTCATCACGGACGAGGTGAAGGAGCTGAACAAGGCGACCTTTGAGGTCGGGGAGCATACTGTCACGTTTTCCTCGCCGGTTTCGGTGACCAGCGTATCCGGTGCGGCTATCGTGGAGAAGCACCCGAACTACTGCATTGTGAACGTCACCAAGGCTGGAGAGGTCATTCTGTCCGGTTACGGGTACGAGGACACGAAGACGGTTTACACGGTCAAGACCGAACCGCTGCCTGCCGGTGCCAAGGCCAGTGCAAAGAGCGTCACGAGCGCTACGCTGGTTGACCCGGGCAAGGCGCAGGACGTCGCCCGGCGGCTGTACGACTATTATCAGCTGCGATATACCGACGAGGGACAGATCCTGCCCGGACAGGAGCAGGCCGCAGAGCTGGCTTCGGTGTCCAGTCTGGGCGGGCGCACGCTGACCGGCTATATCCAGCGCGTTGTGACCGACTTGTCCGGCGGCGGTCTGGAAACCATTACGCTGAGAGGACGGTAACGCATGAGTATTATCGACACGCTTATCACAAACCGCACCCGGGGCGATTACTACAACATTACCGACCTCAACCGTGTCGGGCAGGCCATGCGGTACGTTGCCGCACGGCTGCGTGCCTGCGGCTTTGATGTGGTAGTCACGCCGCGGACGGACTGGGTGTGGACGGACAGAGCCACACCGGCAGCCGCCAAGCGGTACCTGAACAACCTGCGGAAGATCCGCAAGGCACTTGTGCTGTTCGCGAGCACGCCGAACGTACCGAGCGGCAAGCGGCCGTTCACGGCTGAGGAGGCCAATGACATTGAGAAAATCCTGATCGACGCAGAGGACATGGTGCAGCGCACGATGCAGTGCTGGTACTTCTGCGGCGATCTGTACGCCGGGGAGGTGTGAAATGAGAGCAAGACAAGCCCTGAATCCGGGCCGTATCAAGCTGACGTTTGAGGACGGCTCGACCAAATACGCCGTTATGGAGCGTGCGGACAATCCTGTTGTCGAGGGTGATCCGCTCAATCCGTACACGCTGCTGAAAGATGAAACCTGTACTATGCTCGGCGGCAATCCCGAAACCATGGTGCCAGATGATGCGTTTCAGATGCTCGCGGCGCTTGCGGCCAGCGGCGGCGGCTCCGGTGATGTTGGAGAACTGGAGGACACCGCCTTTGAGGTTGGCACGATCACGAACGCCGGGGCAGGCTGGAACACGTTCAAGTTTAGGGAGGCGTTCGACGCTGCACCGCAGGTCGTCTGTCAGGCGGAGGACTTCGACGGCATCGTGCAGGTGAAAAGCATCACGGCGGACGGGTTTCTGTACTGTCTGCGGACGCTTTCCACCGGCAGTTACTACACCGGCGGCTCGTCCGGATCGACGCCGTCGCATAGCGCGAACACGCTCGTCAACGGAAGTACAACCACAGCCACAGCGGTGAAAATCCGCTACATGGCTATTGAATACGGAGGTGAACGGTAATGTTAGGCGTGAATCAGCTTGACTTTATCAACTACGCAAACGCCCTCAAGGGCAACTATAGAAAGGGCGTTCACAAGATGGAAACGCTGCTCGAAAATCCGACCCACGCGAAAGAGTTTGCGAAGAATCTCGGCGGCGTGTCCGTCGTGCTGGGTACGCCGGTAGGCAAGGAAGACCGCAACAGTGAAACGCTGCGCTCCATGCTGCTGGCCAGCGACGTGGCGAACGATGCCGTCTACACATGGATGGGTCAGTATTACGAGTTCGACAGCTGGGATGAGCTGCTCGGCGACGAGGATCGCTGCAAGGCGATGATGGCGAACGAACTGCTGTGGCGTGCGCTGTCTGCCAGCGGCGTGGCGATGGGCAAGACCGTGGCAACGCTCGCGGGCTTGTCCTGCAGCGCGTATGACGATATGAGCGCGGTCGCTGCATCTTCGACCGCTATGGCGGCTGTGATCAATAACGCCATAGCGCTCAACGCGGTAGTGTCGTCCTCGACCGCTATGGCGGCGATTGCATCGTCCCAGACCGCTATGGCGGCGATCTTCCGAAGCAGCACCGCATTGCAGGTTGTACAGAACAATGCCTCTGCGTGGGCAATCTTTAGCAACGCAA